ATGCATAACCTGATCGCGAGGATAGAGGCCGGCACCGGGCCAGACCGTCACCTCGATATGGAGATCCACGACGTGCTCTGCGACGGCTTCGACATGATGCCGGACGCTACCGAGGCGGACATCGCTGAGCTGCTGCCTGATGACGCCGACGCCGCGGCCGTCATGGAAGCGTGCGGTGGGTTCGCCATCATGACGGTGCCGGAATACACCCTTGATCGCGCGGCTGCTGTTGCCAAGCTGCGGTCGTTTCAGGAGCCTCCCCATGCAGGATGATCTGATAGCGGTGACGCAGGCTGATCATGCCGCGACCAAGGCAGCAATTCGCGAGATGCTGCAAGAGATGTGCGAAGCATGCGTCGAGGAGTTCGATTACGGTGCGATCGTGCGGGCGATGGCAGCCCACCGCCAGCAAGCCGAGGACGCGATGCGGGAGCGGTGTGCAAGGATCTGCGAGGAATTCCCCTTGGCCGAGGATCATCCAGACGCGGGCGTTTTAGGATGTCGCGATATGGAAATCGCCACCGCCATCCGCGCCACCCCACCCAAGCCCGACCGGCTGAACGGGGAGGAGGTGTGATGAGTGATATAAAGCCCGTGCCAGATGAGTATGGCTACATACTCTCGCCGATCACTGACGGGACACGATTTAGCGACATGGTCGAGCGGGCTCAGGAAAACGGCACCTTGCAGAAAGTTGGAACATATCCGCCAACCTTGTGGGGTCCAGACGGTAGCTTAGCGCGCTTTACCCGCGCGGCAAAAGGCATCCACAATGCAGCAGAAAAAGTGAGAGCGATGCGCATGAACCAGACCGACCAAGAGGTAGAAGCTGTTGCGCAGGCTATCTACGGAGGCGATAAAGCCGACTGGCTGGCGCTGCCGAATACAAAGGTAGAGCGACGGGCTGCCGGCTATGAGAGCGCCTTCACGCGAGACGACTTCCGCGACGATGCCCGCGCCGCCATCCTGCGGCTCGATCAGGTGCGCGAGGGGAGGGGGAAGTGAGCGCGGAAATGCTGTGCGAATCGTGAAAGCAGGCATAGCGTAGCCCGATGGACACGATCGAACGGGCAGCCCGAGCTTACGCTGAGTGGGAACTTGGGTTGGAAGGCGAGGCAGCCAAGGATGACATTCGCTTCGGAAAGGACAGCGCCGAGTCGAAGCGCGCCGAGGTGGAACGGCTTTGGCCCTCAAAGATCGTGCAAACTCGGCAGTTGCTTGAGGCAGGAGAGACCGGTGACGCCCCCCGCATTGAGGGTGGCAGTCGAGGTGATCTGCTCAACCATATCCGCGACAAGGTGTTTCCCAGCCGGCGCGCTCTAAATGACGATGCACTCCTCGCCGCCTACCAGGCCACAGACGGGGAGCCGAGCAATCTAGAGGCGGCCGCCCTGCTAGCCGAGATCAGACGCCGCAATCTGGACATCTGATCACGACTGATACCGCGGCTTCCACCCCCGCTTTTCCAGCTGCAACCGTATGCCGTTGAGCGAGGCCGTCATCGTCTGAGCCCGGCCAATCTCATGCTCGTTGGTGACGCCGCCCCAGAAACCCTCCAGCGGCCATTTCTCGGGGCAGTGGGGCAGTAGGACTCTCAGCGCAAGGCGTACGCTGGTGAGGCTTTCCGGCGGCTTCTTCATCAGCGAGGCTTCTTCCAGCACCTTCAGGGCTAGTTCGATTACGGTTTGCTCGCGGGGGGTCATGGGGCGCGGATAGCGCGATAGATGCCGGGCTTCCACCGACTGCCAGCGGATCGGATCGGACCATCGCCCAAGACCACCGCTGTCTGACGATCGGCAACGCGACCTCTCGCCAACCTGATGCCATGCTTGAGCCGCTAGCAGAGCAGGGACTTCGTTGCTGCGGCAGGAGGCCTTACCACCCGGTCTAGCGCGGATCGCGCCGCCCGTGTCGAAACGGGTGCCTTCCCTGAGTATCCGGTCACGTCTCAAATGAGCGCCACAGCACCACGTATATAGCACCACCGGAACGCGAGGTGAATCTGGAAAGTTCGTGCTTTCGGGTATTTACGTCAGCGGCGCGGCCGGGTCGATCTCGTTGCTGAGCTTCTTCACGCGGTGCCCGGCAAACTGAGCATGTCGCGGACCCCAGCCGATCACGTCCCCAACCGTCGGTGCCACATCCTCCCGCGGCGTGTAGAACTGCAACCGCTCGCCGCTGTCACGATCCACGGTGATCAGCCGGGCGGGCCGGTTCGTGTTCGGGACCGACGCGAGGTCGACCGCGATGACCCGTCCGGTGCCGCTCACTTGAGGCCGAGCGACCTCAGGATGCTGAGCGCGATCGACAGCAGCGAGGTCTGCTTGAACTGCGCGACGACCTCCTCGACCACCATGCCGGCGAACTGCTCGACATCGTTGACGACCGCAGTGCCGCCCTTTCTCGCTTCAGCGATGATCACCGGCACGATTGCGGCAATGACGTGGGCCTTCTTCTCGCTGCCCGAAAGGGTCGTGTTCTCGATCGCCGCGACAGCCGAGTGCGCCGCATTGCCGATCGGATTACCGCGCTGAGCTGCGGCCGCGACGGCTTGGGTGAGGATGGTGGAGGCAACAGCGACCGCAGTCTTGCCGGTCACGGCCTTCCAGATGGTGTCGAGGATCTTCATGGCTTCTGCTCCGTGACGCTGAGTGGATCATTGGGGGTGCCGGCCGGGGTCTCAGCATGCCGCTCCACGATCGCGGCGTTGCGGTCAGCGATCTCGCCTCCGCCCTTGGTGGCGCTGTAGGCCCACGACACGACGCCATTGACGAAGCCGGTGCCGATGATCAGCGTGGCGATCGTCTTGAAGAATTCATCCTGTCGAAGGTCCGGAAACACGGCGAGCATCCACAGCACCATGACGGTCAGGACGAACACGCCGATGCCGATCCAGCCGCGGGCGTCGGGCATATGGAGGCGGCTCACGACGCCATCCCCCGGTACATCCGAGCCTCAGCCTCGCGACGACGGGTCAGGCCCGGCATGACGCGCCCCGCCGCCCGGTTCCAGGCGACGAACTGACGGGCAGCGCCATCATAGTCGCCGGCGTTGTGCTTCTTCACCAGCGTCGATCGCGCGAACGCAGACGCGCCGATGTTGAACGCGAGGCTGACCATGGCGTCGAACTGCGCCTGCGTGGTCACCGGCGCCGCGGCGTTCACGGCTGCCTCGAACTTGGCTAGATCCGCGATCAGGTAGGCAGCCGACTGCGCCTCGGTGATCGTCATGCCGCGCTTCACCTCGGGGCCAGTGTGGCCAACACCGATCGTCCACGGGTCGCCGCCTGTTGCCGGATCGGGGTACGCGGTGAGCCGGTCGCCCTCGAAACCGCGGATGGCCTTGCGCCCGGCCGGGCTGGTGGTGCGTTTCACTCTCCGGTCCCTCTAATGCTAGCGATCTTCCGCATCCCGCTGCCGATGCCGAGGTCATCCGAGGCAGCCTGAGCCAGCAGCCGCTTCACCAGGCCGATCTCCTTGGCCTCGGGCATCTCGCGCTCGACCAAGCCGAGCAGCACCTCACAGGCCGTCAGCGCGGTTTGCAGCTTGGCGTCTGACCGGGTGGCGTGCTCGCTGGCTGCGGTGGCATCCCTCCGCGCTGTCTCGACCAAGCCTTCCAGCTTCTCGATGCGGTTGTTTTGGGCGTCGCTAGCGGCCTTGTGGTCGACCTTGAGCACGGCGATCTCGTCGCGCAGCCGCTCGAAGTCGGCCGCCCGCCCGTCGCTTTCGTTCTTCTTCCATGGGCCCCATTGCTTGATGATGGCCAGTACGATGCCGCCGATCGTGGTAACGCATAGCGCCACCAGCGTCCAAATACCGGTGTTGATGCTTTCGCCGCTTGCCGTCTTCACAGCAGCTTGTGCGAGGGCGCCCGCAGCGGTCATACGTTCGTCACGCTGTTTACGCCCAGATACTGGATCGGAGACGCGTAGATCTTCGTCGCCCCGCCGCTGATCCAGATCAGCGTGCCGTTCACGACCGCGAGATTGGCGATCGGGGTCGTGCCCTTGCCGTCGTTTGATACGCAGGCGAACATCTCGACGCGCGCTGGACCAAATCCACCAGGCAGCGCCGCGATGACCTCGCCTTCCGTGGGCGTTGTCGTCTTGTTGATCAGGCCGGTGATCGCCACACGACCCATGCGATCGCGGTATGCCTTCAGCGGCAGGTTGTTCAGCGCCGTCCAGCCGTTCTGGAGCGTCAGGGCGAACAGGTCCCGCGGCTCGAACTCGGTCGGCGCGTCGAAATAGCCGGTCGCCCAGACCATCTTCGTGACGTTCCGACGGGTGCCGTCAGGTGCGATAGCCACGTCATAGGTAGCGCCAGCGCCGGCCATCTGACGATCGATGCCGGACACGAACGGCGTTGGGCCACCGCGGGCTGAGTAGATGTTATAGTTGCCGGGAGCCTCAACGTAATGCGCGGTGCTGCCGATAAGGTTGCCCTGAGCCAACAGCGTCGAGAGTTGCCCCTTCTGCGACTTGCCCTGAAGGAGGAACTTCGCTTCACCCGAGCCCGTCAGGTCGACGCCGTAGAAGTCCAGCGCCTGTTGGATCACGGCGCGATTGGCATCGGTGATGTTGACGAAGAAGCCGTGGCGCAGCGGCAAGCCGCCCTTGTCGACGGAGGTCGGGGTGGACCAGGGGCCTTCGAACGAGGGGGCGAACGTGTGGTACATCAACCCGCTGGCGTTCGCGTCCAAGAAGATGTGGCAGACGCCGTCCGCCGACTCGATTGGGTTCGGCCCCTCCACGTCATAGGGGATCGCGAGGAAGTCACCGTTGGTGATCTTCGTCCAGCCGGTCGGGTAGCTCGCCGACTTCCAGATCTCGACGTACTTGTACTGGCCAGACGGCTGCGTCTCTTCGTGCTTGGCAACGTGGTAGAAACTACCGCGGCTGTAGATGGTGGAGCCGTCGATGAAATTGATGCCCATGCCCATAGACACAGCCTGCTTCCACGTCGAGAAGTCAGGCGCGGTGAACTCGATCACGGCCATGTAGTGGGTGGCAGGGTTCGAACTCGGCCCAAGAGCCACCTCTGCATACCACTTGCCGGTGGTCGGATCCCGGAACGGTGACGGCGCCCAGGCAAGCTGAATGGTGCCGCCCGCAGAGCAGTCCACCGTTGCCCAATGCTGCCAGCCGCTGACGAGGTTCTTCTGCGTGGTGCGGCGGATTTCAAATGACGAGCTGTTGAACCCGATGGTTCGGAAGTAATAACCGTAGCCATCGTCGCCCATGATGATACCGGCCGGGTCGCGGACCTCGCCGGGGTTGTCGACAGCATCCGTGTTGAGGCGAAGAGCGGTCTGGCCGCCGGGCTTGATGTACCAATAGTCGAGGTACTGGAGATCATTATCGCCGCGGAAGGCAGTGCCGAAGAATCCGGTGACAGGGTCGGGTGTCTTTTCGGAGAAGACCCATGCGCCTTGCGTGACAGGGAAGAATACACTCGCGATGACGTCGTTGCGTCCCGAAAAGTCACCCTCCTGCCACGTGTATAGACCGGTGTCGTTTGGAGCTGCCAAGATGGCAGACTTGTTCGTTACGGGAGAAGCTGCCAGGTCTGCCCGACTCTCATACGTGTTAGCAGCAGCGCCAGGAATACCAGCCGCACCTCCAACATTGCCGGGAACGTACGGGTCGATCTCGTTTAATGAGCCACCCCGACCATCGCGCAATACGACGCGGTAGAGAAAATTGTTATCGATGTAGATCGATGGCCAAACACCAGCCGCGTTCGCGGTTACGGGATTGTCCAGAGGAATGGTCAGAGCCGCATCAGCATAGATGGTTTGGAGCGTGGAGGTGCCAGTCCGGTAAAACGTAAGGCTAGCCCCCGGCACCACGATCCCGTTGGCGTCCAACGCAGGACGAAAAGGGAGATAGAACAGGTCGAAGGGCTGATCAGCCATTTGGCGCATCCGGTTTCATGAGCGGAAGGCGCCATCCGGGCCGATCGTAGCGGGTGTGCCGCTAGGGGGCGGGTGGGAATAGTAGGCGGTTGAGGGTGGGGCGGCACGTGTGCTATACCATTGAGATGCTTGGCATTCCGTTCGTTATCGTCGCGGTCGCGATCTTGGCATTCCTTCTGCGCGAGCAGATGAAGGACGGCACCTTCCTAAATAAGGGATGGGGCGCCCCAATCGCAGGAGCCGTTGGCTTGTGCCTTCTCGTCGTGGCAGCAGGTGTGCTGATGAACTGGGGGATGCGGCTCGCGCTATGAGTCGCCTACCGCCCGAGGCCACTAGCGCCAGTGACCACCCCCCCGCTAAGACGCTGACCGACTTGCGTGGCCCCACCCATGGTTCGCTGGTCCTGAGCAACGCGGTTCGCAGCTTGAGCATTGGCCTCAGCCAAGATCCGCTGCAACTCCGACGGGTCCGTCTCCGTCAACAGCGTCGCGATGGACTGGCGCACGCTCTTTCCGGCCTCCCCGGCGCCGTAACGGCCGGTGTCGCGAACCTTCTGCAAGCCGGACATGATGAGGGACAGCCAGCCGTCCTTACCGGCGCGAATGCCCGTATCAAGAACGCCCTCGACTAGACCTGGGTCGGTCGTCTGAGCATCATAGGCTTGCCGAACGGCCGTATCGCTGCCCTGTGTCGCAGAGCGGAAAGTCTGATTGCCGGCCTGCTCGGCGGCCAGCGTCTCAGCGAAGCGATCAAGACCGTCGTTGGGGAAGACGCGCTCAAGCACGCTCCTGCGGTTGGGCGTGCCGATCAGAGCCCGAGCCTTGTCCGCGTCGTCAACCCGACGCCCGATCTGGTTGGCGAGTTGATTGCGCAAACCTTCGCCAAACAACGGGATTTGGTCATCAGCCAGCGTGGAGAGCGCGCGCCCGATCTCGTCAGGCGAACGACTAAGCGAGTTATAGCCCTGCTCAATGGCAGTAGAGCCTTCGCGCCCCGCAAGCTGCTCAGCGTTGGCTGCGGCAGTCAGCGTCGCTGCATGCCGGTTCACCGCTGCAAGGTCGTCAGCTAGGGCAGGAAACCGCTGCACGGCCTCAGCGTAACGTGTGTTCAGCGCGCGCGTGTTGGCCGGGGTAAGGTCGGCCATGGAGTCGAGATTGCGCCGCAGTTCCTGCCGCATGATAGCTTCCGCTTGGTCTGGCCCGACGGCCGCAATCAGGGAGTCTGCGGTATCGCCGCCTGGTGCACCTGGACGCACAAGCCGCTCGGGTACCGATGTATCCCCGACGATGGGGTTGCCGAAGCGGTCGTTAGCGAATGTGCGGGGTAGATCCCGCGTCTCGAACAGTCTGCCCTGCTCGGCGCGGACAGATTTCGCATTAGCGAGCGCAGCTCGATAGGGCTGGGGAGCAGCGCGATCTGCAAAATCACTGAGGATGCCCCGCAAACGCGTTGCGAAGGCCGCGTCCGACCGATTGCCCGACATCGTAGCCTCGCCACCAAAATCAGCGAGCCGCCGATCAATGTTGGTCAATGTACGCGTGGTGGCGTCAGGAGCCGCAGCGTCATCGATAATTGACCGTAAAGTGGCGGGCATCTCACCTCCGCCGTCACCATAGAAGTCGTCGGCAGCCGAGCGCATATCGCGCGAAAAAACTTCCGCCGGGATCTCGATCGGCTGGGGATTGACCAATTCCGGGGCATTGTAGGCCTCGCGACTACGCGAGCGAGCCGCATCATACGCCGTTCCGAAAGCCTCGCGAGCCTGTGAGCCGCTCGCAAGGCGATCTACGTTCGGACCGATGCCTTCCGCTGTCTGCGTGAGGTCAGTCAGCGCCCGTTCGCGCGCCTCTGCAGCCGTCGCGCGATCCTGAGCTCGGAACGCTGCAGCTCGATCCGGCTGGTTGCTGAGCGGGCCGAGATCGCGCTCAATCGCCCCGCGGATGCGGTCGGCCTGCCCGAGCTGCCGTTCCTGCACCGCGTTCAGTACAGTCGTCCGAGACGGACCAGGCTGACGGCCAACGCTCGCAACCAACGCACGGGCATTTTCGCCAGTATCTGCGAGCATGACCGGGACACCCAGTGAATGACCACGGTCCATGATCGCTCCAGCCTGCGCGCCGGTGTTTGCGTCGGCAGCAAGTGCATCACCAACAACGTCAAGGGCGACATTTGGGTCGCGGCCGAAAAAGCGTCGATAGCCGCGTGCAGTTCGAGCAACATTGGATGCGACAACGGGTGCCGCAGCGCCGAGCACGCCACCGAAGGCACCCCCGAGCACACCACCCGTTAAACTAGTCTCTGCGTCACGCCCACCGCCGAACCCAGCGACACCTCCTAAAATTGCGCCTCCCTTGGCGCCCGACCGGATTGCGGCGAGCGCGTTTGGTGCCGTGGCAATAGCGGCCGTGGGGTTAAGGCCGACAAATCCACCAGCGATCTCGGCTAATGTCCCAGAGATCGGCGACTTTTCGCGTGCCGCGTCCTGCTGAGCCCGCTCAGCGTCGCGACCGCCGTAATAGGCCTCTACAGGAGCAAAATGGCCAGTGAAAGGCGACGACAGGACGTTGTAGGCCGCATTACTGAGGCCGCTGATCTCATCGCCGAGCCCGAGCATGGCGCCGTTGTCCAGCAAATGCCGGATTCCGCCACCCCCAAGCACATCGTTGACCTTGCCGAGAATGCCGCTGGACAGAGCGTCTTGACCGCGCTGCAAGCGAGCGGTTTCCGGCGAAACGGGTGCCTGAGCTTCGGGTGCGATCGTCGGCTGGGCGACCGGGCGATCAACAACCGTCTGGCGTCCGGCGAACTTAGACCCCGACGTCTTGAGCTGCTCCTGGGCGAACGAGATCAGCTCGTCGTCGGTCGCATCCTCGGGCCCCTCGACCGTCATGGTCTGGCCGTCGGGGGTGAGGATCTTGTACTGCTTTGCCATCAGCGCATCACCTTGAAGCCGCGGGCTGCCGGGGCAGGGCTATCGCCAACCAAATCCGAGTACCCCGCCTTTGTCTGCGCAACGAGCGCACGGATATCGTCCAACGACTGCTTACGCCCCTCCACCGTCTGCGATCGGCTGGGGAGGCCGGCTTGAGCGAGACGGCTTTCGTAATCCGACATTGCGCCTTCGCCCGGGACACGGGTCAACTGGCGCACCAGCGGGGCAAGGTTAGCAATTGCAGCATCCGCAGCGCTGTCGGCACCGCTGATCCCGCCAGGCAGGCGCCCGGCGATCGGGCCGGTGTATTTGGCCTTGCGCAATGCCGCTTCTGCCCGGTTCAACTGCGTTTCAAGCGCCGTCAGCGAGGAAAGCTTGTTGCGAGCGAGCGCGACGGTGGCCTTTGGGGGCGCAGCACGGCCAGCGGCCGCCATATCCTGCCCGCGCATTGTGACGGCCTGACCTGCAGACGCTGTGGCTGCACTGATATCCTGTCCTCGGCGGGTCGTAGACGCTGAAATATCCTGCCCGCGACGTGCGGTAGCCGCGGACACGTCCTGCCCCCGAACGGTAACCTGCTGGCCCTTCTCCTGCCGAAGATCGGCGAGGTACTTGTCTGCGCCAACACCCACGGCAGCCATGCCATGCAGGTTGTCGTCAGTCGGATCGAAGTCCATCAGCTCTCGATCGGTCCACCCAGCCTGCTTCAGTAGGGGGGCGTGGTCGTCAAGAAACGCCTGACGTTGATCAGGTGCGACGTTGAGCGCCGCAAGCGATACAGCAGCCGCCACTCCGGTCTTCTGTCCGAAATTCTCCCGGTCCGCTTTCGACATGGCGGCCATATGATCGGTCAGGTTCTTGGCGAGTTCCGGATCTTTCTCGAACACGTCTGCAATGTCGATCCGAGGCGCCGCAGGGGCAGCCGGCTTGTTCCCCGTGACGATGATATCGCCGTTCGGATCGACCTGGGCCGCGTTTGACCCCGTCGCGGCTGGGGCACTATGCGCCACGCCGACAGGCTCGTTCTGCCGAAGATAGCCAGCGCCGAGCGTGCGAGCCTGCGTCTGCCGCAACGCGTCCGCAGTCTGCCGATCGGCAACCGCCTGCTGCCGGCTGTTCTGCGACAGCGCGGCATATGCCTGCGGATCGTAGATCGCGAGGGCGTTCGGCACCGGCCCCTTGGGGTTGGCGGCATAACCGGCGAGGATGTCCTGCGTCGCCTTTTTGCGCTGCTGAAGCTCACCAAGAGCTTGCCCCTGCGCGAACGACTCGGCGATGTTCGGCGCCTGGCGCAGCAGCCCCCAGTCAATCTGCGTCGCCATCGGCCGCCTCCAATTCTGCTATGCGCTGCTCGATCGCGCGGACGTTGTCGGCGAGGCCGACCCGACCGCGGCGCGCGTCCAACTTCTCGCGGAGCGCCTTCAGTTCCTCGTCTCGGGTCATACGCCGAACGGGCTCCCATACGTGAGACGACCGTTGATGATTTGGCCGCCGCCGTAACCTGGGATGGCGGTGCCGTTAATCAGGCCAGCCGGGAGGGCGTTTTGCGTTCGGCCGAAATACTGGCCTGCTGCGTTCGCGACGCCGGAAAGAGCGTTCTGCTGCGCCATTCCACTGAACAGCGCGGCGTTAGCAGCAGCGGAGGACGCAGAATTGCCGGCGCTGGTTGCCTGGTTGACGTAATTGGCTCCCGCCCCTGTCACAGCGCCAAGTGCATTCAAGCCAGCCCCCTGCTGGTTGCTGAGCTGACTCAGATAGTTGTTGAACTCGCCCGACGCTTGTTGCTGGCCGTAATTCAGCAAAGCCTTCTGTGCGGCACCGCTCTCAAGCGCGCCTTTTGCAGCGTAGCCGGTGTTGATGGCGCTGTAGCCCTCGTTGAGCCGCCCTTGGTAGCCGGTGGATGACTTGTAGGCGGCGAGGGCATCGTTGGCCGCCTGAGCGTTACCGCCAAGCCCCAGCAGCGCGTTGATCTGCGAGCCTGCCGCATTGCCGCGATCAACCGTCGGCTGGGCAAGGCCCATGTTCGTGTTGTAGATTTGCTGAGCGAGCGCGCGGTCCTTGTCCGCCTGCTGCGCAGCGATCTTGGCCGCTTTCTTCGCGCCTTTGCCGCCAGTGATGCCCGAGAAAAGGCTGCTAGATGCCGAAATGCCCGCTGCGGCAATCAATGGTGCGACCATCGGGGTTCCTCATGACGAAGCGCTCCACTTCGCCGCTCACATGATGGAAGCCGATCCCGGCGAGACTAAATCCAACTTGCCGGTTAAACCACCGGACGTGGCGATAAATAGTAGGCGTCTGACCCCAGATTATCTCCGCGCCATGTTCGAACATCCAAGCCATCATCGCCTTGCCTGTCTCGACAGCACGGCGCCCGCGGCATGACGGTAGGAACATCGTGTGCCCCTCCCACACGTTGGGCGCCGACCATTCAAACATCGCCGCGGCGTCTTTGCCGTTGCTGAGGACGATATAGTCGTCTGGCGCCATCAGGCAGGGGGTGAAGTCGAGCGCGCCCGTCCGACCGAGATCAAAGTGCGGCAAGATGGCCGAGTCATTGGCAATGCGGTTAATCAGCCCCGCGTCTGTTTCTCGACGGATCATTCGTCGGGCACCGTGTTGAACTTATTAGGCGAAACGTAGCCGGGGCGCCGAGGACCTTCGCCGCCATCCACTGTGCCAGTCGTGGGGATCGCAACCGCGCCAACGACATGGGTGTCTCCCGTTTGCGTTGGCGGTGTCGTGCTGACTTGGTAGGTCACGGTGCCGCCATCGCGTTCAGGATCGACATAGAAGACATAATCCGCATCGCCAGCCGCCGTTGCGTTTACTGTACCCCCGTTTACCGAGGCGCTGGTGCCATCCGCGTACATGCGGGAGTGTGCAGCGATAGTGATAGTAGTGGGACTAGCACTCAGGACTGTGTCAGGATCGATATAGCTATTTACCAGCGCTTGCTCGCGTTTCGTTGCGGCTGTCGCCGCTGCCGAAGCATCAGCGGCGTCTTTTGCCTCAGCAGCGGCTGCCTGCGCTCGCTTGATGGCCTTATCTAGATCGTCAGTGATGCCAAGGATCTCAGCAATAGCGTTGATGGCTCGCTCGATCTGCTCGGCGAAGGTCTGCCAATAGCGGACAAAGGTCAGGGTAGGCTTACCATCGCCATCGACGATCGGTGACGTTCCTACCAAGCGGGACAGTTTGAGCGCCATTACCTAGACCTGCCGCCTTGTGCTTCATTAGCTCTCACGGCTGAGACCCGAAAACGAACGGGGTCCGAGCATCTAATCTCAAAGATTCCGCCAGGAGCATCGAATGACCCAAAGCGGCGCCAGACCGCCCGTGCCCGATACTGACCTTGTCGCCCTAGCGACGACTGCCGCCAATCTGTCCATGTCCGTCCGCCATCACGCGACGTTCGCAACTCCGCGATTGGATCCGCACCTTGGCCCTGCAGGGTAGGTGTAGAACCGAAGTCGGCGTCGAGGTGAATGACATCGAGCGTATAGCTGCCGTCAGTCACCGGCTGGAACGCCGTAAACAGTTTCTGCATCGGCACGGCGTCATCGGCATAGGCGTTGACGTCGAAACGCCACAGCTGGCCGGCACTGTCGTCACCGAAGCGTACCACGCCATTGTACTGTACTGCGCAGCGCGCCCGCCAGTTAGGGCGCCCGAACGATGCGAACTCACACCACTCGCCAGTTGTGGCGTCGAACAATACCGTTTCGGTGTCGAGACGAACGGCAAGGAACTTGTGCCCCTCATATTCAAAGCTGAATACTGATACCGCCGACGCCGCGGCAATCCGCTCCTCAATGCCGGGGTCGGACAGTGGCTCGGGCATCGCGCCGCCCGATCTATAGACCCTGCGATCATCACCAACCCAATACAGCGCCCCGTCAAGCTCATCCGCGCAGCCAGTTGCCAACACTCCTCGTTGGAAAATGCGGCCTTCAACTCGCGAGAATGGAAGGATGCTGTCTCCAGTCAGCGTCCAAGGCTCAACGGTTTGGCCTCCTAGCAGCCACATGATATCGCCGGTTACCACCACGTCATACAGCGGGTCCGGTGAACTCTCCGCCGAGGCGTAATCAAGCCCGTCCCAGCTCGTCGCGTCACGCAGTTTCGACCAGTAGAATCGCTGGCTTTCATCTCGGACTGCAATGAAATAGCCGCCCAAATAGGCCACAGCGATTACGTCAGCACCATCCGGAAAAGATACATCTGCAACGGTCGCACCGTCGGTTCTGACGATTGCTGCTCCAGCGGCAATGATCGCCTCGGCGGCTGATGCGGCAAAACTCACCGCACCGGCGCCGCCAACCCTGCCCAGCAGCCCATCTCCATAGACTTCCGCACCAGATACGGACAATAGGACGTCATTAAGCGTACCCGCTTGATGAAACAGGCCGCGAATAGGTCCGTTGCCGCGTTGCTCAGCTTCTACCAACCCCGGCCGAGAAAACATTACGACGCCATCTTGCGATGTCGCTGCCGTCTCCACGAACATGTTGATGACGCGCAATTCAGGCAGGCCGGCCGCCAGCCGGCGGTAGGTGCCCTTGCCGTAAGCCAGCGCGGTCATGGGTAGCCGTCCAGATCGGTGCCGAGTTGATACGATGCCGGCCTATCGAAATCGAGCATATCGCGCTCAAGCTCTGCAGCCCGAGCTGCGACAAGCTGCACCGTCTGCGGATCAGTGCGGGCCTTGCCGAACGTCGGCGCCATGCGAACAGCCAGCATCAGCCAAACTGCTTCCTGGAACATCTGCGGCACGTCGACCGGGTCGCTGGGCTGGATCACGTCAGCGGTGATGCGGCCGAAGCTGTAGCGGATCGTCACGTCACGCGACGGCACCGGCCATAGCTGCATCGTTAGCCCGCCAACCTGGCTGATCATGGTGTAGGCGACCGGCACCCCGACGCTACCCTTGTTCGGCAGGACAGCGTACTGATCGGACTCCCACAGCGCCAATGGGCGTTCCGTGCCACCACTGAGCAACAGCCGCGCCTCACCGACCGTCAGCGCCTCCGGGATAGCTGCTGACGAGATGCCCGCAGCAAAATCGACCGTGCCCTGCGTGTTGCGCCATAGGTTCAGTCCCTTTGCCGCCCACGCCTTCAGCATGGAGTTCAGCCGCAAGATGCCGTCGGCCAGCTCGTCGGCGCTCGGGTTCTCGCCGGACGCAAGCACACCGATCTCGCGCATGGCCTGCGTCACCATGTCGCGCGCAGTCATCTTGAAGTTCGTGGCCATCAAAGGTCGTCCGCTGTGACAGGGGCATCAGGATCGACAAAGACCGGGTCCGGCTCGGGTCGCGCGTTCCGCAGCGGCAAGCCCTCGGCACGTAGCTTTGGAGGCGCCAGGTCGCGGGGCTTCGGATCGTAATCCGCATCACACACCATCAGGCCTGTCCACTCCTTGCGGAGGTCGCGCAGGTCGTATTCAAACCCGCAGCGGTCACAAATGGCCTTCGGCACCGGCGCCTCCTGAATGAGGTTGCCCCGCCTTTTGGGCGCGGGGCGCTCCCTCGGGCATTAGATGCCCTGCGAGCCGAAGATCGCGCGCGGGTCAGCCCAGCCGGCGCTATAGCGCTCGGTGGCCTTCGCCTTGACGTTCTCGGTGTCGAAGTCGTCCGCCTTCTGCAGCTCGATCGCACGACGCTTGAAGGTCATCAGACCATTCGGGGCGTTCGTGATCAGGAACCAGGCGTCGAGATCGCTCAGGTAGGGGTTGGCGACAACCTCCGGAGCCAGGCCCATCGCCCGGATCGCATTGGTGTCGTTGTTCGCCGTGCCGACGCGCATGGTCGACTTGAGAATGCGCGTCGCGTTGAACAACTCGCTGGGATGGATGACCAGCTTCGTCGCCCGCAGCACGATCGGAAGACCGCGTGCGTTCTTCGCGCCCCACATGAGCTTGAAGGCGTCTTCGATCGAGGACTCCGACAGATCGGCGTCCGCAACCTTGTTCGACTGCAAGCCGCCGCGGGTCGGGTGGCTGGTGTTGATGAGCGACACGCCGTCGGCGCCGGCATAGTTGTTGTCGAACGCCCGGTTGAGGATGTTGGCATGGACCGTCTCCTTCGTCGCCTGCATCGAGAAGGACAGGGCCTTCGCGCGGTTCTGGCTGACGTAGGTGTACTGGTCGTCCTCGATCTCTTCCCGGCTGACGATGTAGCCGAGGCCGTAGGTCACATTGGTGAAACGCGACTGCGGGCCTTCACCGTCCGTGTCGTATTCGATCGACTGACCTTCGGACTTCCGCTTAGCCATCCCGAAGCCAGTGGCCTCGCTGACGACCTCGTACGCCTTGTCCGACGTCTGTTCATCGAACATCTGCGTGTAAAGCGGCTCCCACTTCTCGTAGGTCAGGCCGAAGAACGACTTCACGCCGGGCCACAGGGTGGTCGGGTGAGCTGCGCGCGTGATGAGCATTGATCAGCCCTCCTTAAACGCCAGTGGAGCCGGCAGCCGGCGTCTCAGTGGTCTGGTTGATACGGACGAGGACGACGGCATTGGCGCCGAAGTCGTTGTCCGGGCGGCGAGCGAGGCCCATGATGCGGACCTGCAGGGTTGCGGTCGTGGTCATCGACGCCGTGTCGAGCTGCCAGCCCGAGCGGTTCATGACCGGGGGGCCGGCGATCAAGTTGGCGTTCGAGCCGATGTCAGTCGCCGCGACAGCACCGTTGGCCTGAACCTCGAACAGGAGGTCAGGGTCATGCTCCACAAAGGCGTGCATGGCCTGGCCCCCGACGCGGTAGCCATTGGCGACGAGCGAGGGCGACGGCTGGAAGCCGACGATTGCGCCGGTGATGCGGTTGCCCGCACCGGCAGTGGCGATCGTGGCGGACGGCGTACCATCGGTGTCGGCCGAGCCGGAAAGCACGATGGGGTCGCCGATATAGGCGGCAGTGTTGTCAGCGGCGAGCAGCGCGAAGGGGTCGGCCCCATCGTTGAACGGTGCGCTCGACGCCGACCGGACGGGCTTGAGCCCGAAAGGTGCATTGGCGTTAGGCATGTTGCCTGTTCCTTATGGCGAATAGGAGTGGCTGACCCGGTTGCCATCGACTGCGAAGCGCTTGTCAGCGTCCCGCGCATCGCGGCCCTCAGGGTCGGTCGGAGCGCCCGAAAGCGCCTGCTGCTCAACCTCGCGTCGCCGCACGTCCTTGCGCGCCTGGTCTTCGGCATCGAAGGCGAGTGGCTTCATCAGGAGGTGCGCCATGATCGGCTTGCCGTGCTCATCCGTGCCGACAGGCCGAGGATCGACATCGGGAACCCTGTCCCAGTCGTCGCGCTCGGTGGCGTTGTAGATGCGAGGGCCGACGTCGTTGAACCAGCGCAGACGATGCGACTGGCCGTGCTGCGCCTCGATTGCGGGCGGAACGGCAAGCTTCATGTCGAGCGACTGATCGAGCGTGCCGTCCATGCGACGACGACGCTGGGTCGTTTCCTCGGTAGCGCGATCTCGCGGGGCCGGAGCCATCATGCATTCTCCTCAAGATAGACCTTGGCGTAATCATCCAGGGTCTTGACCATGCCGCGCTTCAGGAAGTCCTGACCGGCTTTCTGCGCTTCGGCAGGAAGGTCGGAGAACCCCTTGGGGCGGGCGGTCGTCTGAGCAGCGCGGCTTGCGGGAGCGTTCACCGACGCAGGCGCCTTGGCCGGCTGACGGGCATTCCCGAATAGGTGAGGGAAGTCGGCTTTAACCGCCTCCTCGGCAGCCTTCAGCTGATCGGCCGGGCTGACATTCTGCGCGGCGAGTTGAGCGGTGATGCTCTGCGCCAAAGCAGTTGCGGCGCGATTGCTGCCGAACCAGGACGAATTGCGCGTCATGAAGTCACCGACCTCGGGAAGCGGGCCGGGATCCTGCGCCGGCATGTCGATCCGGGTCAGCTCTTCGCGAGCAGCGCGGGCGCCCTCGTGATCCTTGTTCTCGACGGCCGATGCAAAGCGCGCCTCGGCTTCACGGCGGGCCTCTTCGACAGCGCGACGCTGCAGCACCTCGGCAGTCTTGCCGATCTGCGAAACCGATTGCTTGAGGCCGCGAAGCTCATCGGCGCTCTCGCGGCTACGCTTCATGCCGTACTTGATGAACTCGCGGGGATCACGCCACTTGTCCGGGTCGCCTTTCCACTCTTCCTTCGGCGACCAGCCCGCATCGCGCGCCAATTCCTCGTACGGATCGGGCGCGGTCGCTTCGGTGGCCTGGTTGGTGTCGGCGTTCGGCTGGCCTTCAGCGCCCTCGATCGGGGCGGTCTGGCCTTCCTGCAATTCGGTGGTGGCTTCGGTCATCGGACCCCTCGCTATCAATGCGAGTGGTTATTCAGCGAGGCGATCACTCAGAATAGTAGGCGGTTGAGCCCATCGATACACCTTCCCGACCGCCCAGGCCGCGCTGACACCAGCGATGATCAGCAGCAAGACGGGCCAGGCGGCTGCGTCGTGCAGGCGGTCGCGGCGTGTGCCGGTAGGATCGCGGTCCATGCGGTAGGCTATCGGTGCTCCGGCAGCCCAGATGGCGAGGGCGGTCAAGATCACGGCGTGTACTCGATCAGGCGCCCGCCGCTGAAGTAGCCAAATCCGCTTAGGACGTTGTTGGCGCCACGCCCCGCCTTGAAGCTGAACGTAATCTCACCGCTTAAGTTGGGCGCCACCTTGGCGAAGGTCACGACCTGCGTTGTGTTGTTGCCCGCGTCGAGCTGCTTGGTCACACCATTGACGGTGAAGTCCGTGTAGCGATCGGTTGCCGTGCGCGAGCCGGTGAGTTCGAGGTCATAGACCTTCGTGGGATCAAGCCCGGCGATCTTGAGCGTGCTGCTCGCCTGGTTCTGGTTGAAATAATAGCTCTGGAGCACGGCGTCAGGATATACGCCGGTGTTGTTGCCGGTCGTGGCGCCCGTGTTCGTCGCACCGCCATCGCCGTTGACCGTCGTGGTTCCGGTCCATCCGGTTGCGCTGCCGTCGGGGTTGTTGAACGCGGTGCTGACAAGGCCGGTGCCCGCCGCATAGGTCCAGCGGTTCCAGCCACCTGGAGTCGCCGGAGAGCCGCTTTCGCCGGTGTCGAACTGCGCAACCTTTCCTGTCGCCGTCGGAGTGCCGGATGGAGTTGGAGTCGGCGTAGGGCTGGGGGTAGGGGTGGGCGCGGGAGTAGGCGTCGGGGTTGGGCTAGGTGTCGGAGTCGGTGCCGGGGTAGGCGTAACCACCGCGGCGAACGCCGGGATAGGCAAAGCAGCGGCCGTCACATCAAAGGGCAGACTCAACGCACTGTTATCGCGCAGCACCGTGGCATCGTCGGTGGCAAGCGCGTTTGGCATGTAGATGATGGACCCTGCGCCGCCAGCTTTGGCGGCATGCGTAACCCGGATCGTTCCAGCAGAAATGCGTTCTGCCGCTGTGACAGCGAGCGCTGCGCCAGAGGCATTGAATACGCGAAAGCCGGTGATGCCAGTAGCCGGTGTGAAGTCGGTCCCCGAGACATAGGCGATCGACACGTCAGTCTGGGTATCGGACACCGCAGCCGCGCTATAGAAAAACGGGGCACGCTTCTGCGGGGTGCTGTTGATATAGGCCAGCACCTGAGCAGCGAACCGTCCTGCGGTAATGACCTGAGAAGGCTCGGTTTGGTGCGTGTTGTCCCGCGTCGGCACGTCATAGGTGCTGAAGCCCAGGCGGACGTTGGCATCGTTGTTCGCGACCTGCATCTCAGCCTCACGCTGGAAGCGCAGCCCGTTGGGGTTGTCCGGTTCGTCCTGTGTCGTTCCGATGAAGAACATCAGATTAGGCAGGCCAGTGCCGACGCGGATCTTGGAGATCAGTGACCGGATCAACGCGGCCTGCGCTGCTGCCGAAGAGCTGTTGACGTTGCCGAAGTCGACGTCGTTGAAGCCGACCTGCAAGAGGACAGCCGTCATGGTCCGGCCGGTTGCGATGGCGTTCTTGATGCTGTTGATGGCGTTGGTCAGCAGGCTGCTGGCGTCGCTCTCCCAGCCCGCAAGCGTGGTGCCGCTGGCGCCGCTACGCAGATAGTGCACCGGCCGGCCCGTGGCGTTGTAGATCGCCGTGCCGGCTTCGATCCCCATCCGCCCCTGGTTGAGCTGACCGAAGTTGGTGCCGCCATCGGAGGCCAGAACGTTCGGGTTGGGCGTGCCACCGGTGTAGTTGTTGAGATATTCCGCCGGGCTGCTCGATCCGATGAAGGACATGACGATCGGCCCGGTCTGAATAGGCGAAGTCGATGGCGTCGGCGTGAAGGTAGGTGATGCTGCAGCGGGGCCCCCGGTGAAGCGGATGATCGGCCCCGATCGGTTGTTGCTCTCCGGTGTCGATGCCGTCCCGTACTTCACCACGTCGCCAAGGCTGATGCCGCTGAGCACATTGATGTTGTCGAAATTGGTGAACGCCATGCCTGGGGCGAACGTGCCCTGGATCACTGAGCCATTGAGGGCCAGCACGGCATCCGCATCCAACTGGTCGAACGTCGTAACAAGGCCCGACGGCGCGGCAGAGCCAGCGATAGGGACGCCGTTGATGCTGATCGTCTTGGCGTTGATCGCGAGGATATCAGTGCGGGCCATCGAACAATCCTACGACTGCGGGAGCGCCAGCACGTCAAAGGTGACGCCGGCCGCTGCGGTGGTGATCGGAGCGACGACAGCGCCGAGCAGTGAAACGGTGACCGACTGCGAGGTGAAGCATTTGATCGTCGCGCCAGTCGTCGTCACCGAGCCGGTGACCGGGAAGCACATGGGGGCCTGCGCAGCGCTCGACGCGACATAGGGGGTCACAGTCAGCTTCGGCACCGACGGCATGGCAGGCCACGACACCGTGCCCGTCCCGCCTGTTACGGTCGTACCGGTCACCGTGCGGCTGATCCTGGGCTGCACTGCATTGGCCAAGCGACATGCCATTCCCGATCCGGCGGCTCCGCCAACGGTCTCCATCGGCGGTACGGATGGGTCAGGCTGACAGGCATTAGCCGCCGCAAGAGCAGCAGCGTCGGCGGCAGCTTTGGCTTGGGCTGCAGTCTGCTGAGCCGCCGTCAGATCCGTCTTGGTTGCCAGCCCCGATGTGTCCACCGAAGAGCCGCCGATGTTTAACGGCGACACGACCTGAGCAGCGGCCGGCGTCGCGACGAACAGCGCGGCGAGGGCAGCCAACCGCGTCACTGGATGTCACCCGCGAGATAAGCGGTAGCGCTCGCCGTCTTGGAATAGCAGCCGGTGGTCGAGAAGACGACGACGGCGCCCACATCGAAGCGGAGCGGAGCAGCGCGAAAGTTCAGGTCGATCCCGGTGTTCGCAGCAACCGGCATGCAGCGCAGCGGCGTCACTGCCCCGTCAGCCGGCACGGTGGCGGCGTCGAACAGCATGACGTAACCAGCGCTGGCGCCGGTGACGACGTTGAGCCCCGCGAGGTTCGTCGTGCCGGTCTTCAGCACCACGCCACTCGACACGACGTTGCTGGCGCGGGTCTTGCTGACCGACTGCGCCGCAGCGGGGAGGGCGATGCATGCGGCGAGCGCCGCCAGCAGGAAGCGCTTCACGATGCGTTCTCCTCGTAGATTCCGGCCACGTCCTTGTCGCGGCAGAGGCGGTAGGTCTTGCCGTCGACCCCCTCGATCAACGATCCGGCATAGCGGCCGAACAGCACGACATCGCCAACCTTCCCCCGATGCGCGTCACCGTCGGCGAACCCCCAGGCCAGCGGGGACTGTGCGACGATCCGGCCACGCTGCGTTGCGATCTCGTCCGTCTCGCGCTTGGCCTGCGGAATGTAGATGCCGCCGGCCGTCCGCTCCTCGGTCGTCTCGGGAGCGATCAGCACGTAATATTCCACCGGCTTGATACCGGGGCGGCAGTCATTCAGGCTGGGGATCGTTCCCATGGGCTTTCATCCAATCGTCGTAGGTGCTGTCAGGGATCGCGCGATAAGCATCGGCGCGGGTGCGAAGCTCGATGAGCAGATCCGTGCTCGGATGCTTGCCCTCTTCCCAGGTGCGGCGGAGCCATTCGTCACGCTGCACCTTGGCGAAGGAGCCCATCGCTTCCATAAGCCATTGCGTCACCGGGTCCGCCCGCCACGCCAGGAAGTCCTCCCGCGTCGGGGTCATTGGCGCCTCCTGCCTTCATGCCTGTATCGAATGCCGTCGCGAGGGCGTCTGCCTGATGCTTGACCGCGCTGGCGTTGTTGCGCGCCGTCTCGGACGCCGTCTTCTCAATCGCACCCTGAGCGCCGGCCAGCGCCAGTGCCTGCTGCTGCGGATCAGGCTGCTGAGGGGCGGCGAACAGCTTGTCGAAGTCCTCGACGTCGGCAGCCTCGAACACACGCCGCAGCGCTTCCTTCTGGTCGATCAGCGGGTTTTGCGCGGCGATGCCCCACACGAACTGCGCCCGCGCCATCTTCTGCATGCGAGTGACCGACGCAGGATCAGAGACGGGCCGGATGTCCATGTCGGACTCATTGAAATCGGCGGTGAAGTCGGCGGCCTCGTCGTCCAGAACTTCTGCATAATCACGCGCCGCGCGCTCACCGCCGAACTTGGAAATGTTCTCGAACAGGAGGGCATATTCCTCCCGGAGCGCGCGATAGATGCGCTTGTAGATCGCCGTGAATACCTGCAATCCCTGCTCGATCAGCGCCAGCGTCGTCCCCACCTGGCCGTTATTCGACGCGTCACCGGTGATCACGTCCTTCACGCTGCTGATGTCGCGCGCCGCGGACAGCATCATATCGAGGATGGACACCATGACCTGCGAGGGGCCCGGGAAGGTGCGCTCGTAGATGCCGTTGCGAAGCTGGTCGCCGGTCACGCCGTTGACGGTCTTGTACTCGCCAGGCGCAAACCGCAGCGTCGAGGTGCGGCCATTACCCTGCAAGCGAATGCCGGACGCGATGAAGCCACCGCCCGCGACCTGAGCATGGCCCGCATCGATGAGCTGGTTGATCGCCGTGTTGACGACGTCGCCGATCTGCTCAAGCAGGTGGCCGAGCCCGATGTCGTAGAACTTGCCCTGCGGGTGCGGGAAGAAGCTGTACTTGATGTAGAATTTGCCGCGGGCGATCGACAGGGCGCGGCCGCTGTCGTCAACCGACACGTCAGCCGCAGAGAAGTTGGCTTCGACCCGCAGCACCTTCGATGTCGCATGGTCGACCGTCACGATGTACGGCTCAGGCAGGCCGTCGCCGTCAACGTCGATCAACCGGTGCTGTTCGAGCAGCAGCCGCGGCGCCTCGCTCGTCTCTCCTTCCGGGTTGAGCGTGATGTCCCGATAGAAGCCAGACCGCATCCGCTCGGCGATCTGGTACGGGTAGACATCTGGGATCTCTTCCGTCAGCCGCGGCGTCGTCTCGATCGAGCGAGCGCCCGACGGCACGACGATGCGCAGCGCCGAAACAAGCGCCGATCGCTGTTCCTGCTTCTCGGTGTCGTACCAGCGCTTGCGAAAGGCACAGCCGTCGATTGGAAGCTGCAGCAGGAGCGCGTCGGTGTCACTCTCCCAATCCTTTTCCCGGTAGAACAGGACGGTGTTGAGGTAATCGCGAACGCGGGCCGCTCGGGTCGCCTTGGCGCCAGGTGGAACGGCCCACTGGATTTGAGGCTGGCCATCAGGCCCCATGACCGGCTGACCATCGGGGCCGAGCGCCGGTATAGGCATGATACCCTGCGGCGTCTGCGCCATCTGCGGGCGGCCCTTGTCAGCGCCAACCACCTTGACCGCAACCGCTTCATCACCCTTGACGATCGCAGGATAGGCGCGGGCATTGAACTGCGTCGCCGCCACCGTCAGCAGCGGGTAGTGGACGTTGCTGGCCCGGTTCCAGGGATAGTCCTTCTGGCCGCGGGCTTCCTGCGCTGCCGACTTCTGCGCCTTCTCGACAATCCGCTTCCAGTCGGCGCGGTCCGCGTCGTCGGTGGTATAGTCCTGCACCACGTCAGCGCCGAGCTTGGTCAGAGCCTCAGGTAGCCAGTAGCCCGATATGTCGCCGGTGCTGCGAGCCAGCATCAGCAGCTTCATGATCTGGTCGGGCTCGTCCGCGATCACGGCTTCGGCCGGCTCGTCAGCTAAGACGTCCGGCTCATCGAGGTAGATATCAGTGGGGAGGGTGGCCACTTAGGCCAGCGCGGTTGCCGTCAGCGTCGGATCGCCGTGCGCCAGCGCCTTGACGATTTTCTTCAGGTCAGCCTTCAGCTTCTCGACTTCGCCTTCCAGCGCTTCGATCCGCTCACCCTGCGTCGGGGTCTTGTCCGTTGCCATGGCCGTCTCCTTTGACGGAACAGGGATTAGCCATGGCAGGGCAGGGGAATAGTAGGCGGTTCAGTCTCGCTGTGTCCGATAACGTTTCTCGGACAAACTTTCGGGGTCAATAGCCGGTGCTTTCGTAGCGATCGGCAGGGCGGGCGCGCTGCTCATCCCACTGCTCGACTGGCTGCGTGATGGCCCGAGCCATGCCCGACATCACAAGGTATCGCTCGGTGTCCATGAGGTGGTCCCGCTCTTTCACGATGCGGCCCTTTTCGTCGCGGCGGTACAGGCGGCGCTCCGATCGCAGGTTCTGCAGATTACTGAATGCCTTCAAGCGCGACGACTGAAGCCGGCGATAGACCGAGAACAAGCCCGCCTCCACCTCGTTGTTCGCCGGCAGCAGGTCGAGCCCCATGCTGCGATACTCATCGATCAGCGCGCGCCCGTCGACCTGCGAGCGTCCGCGAGATGCAGGATCGATCACGCCAGGTATCCATTGCCCCCGGCCGCGGATCGCGTCGCTGTGCACCTGCGGTGGCGCCTCAGAGACGTAATATTCGTCGTAGAGGTAGATCGTGTCGTTGTCCCGGTTCCAGGCTCCCCACAGCGCAGCGGTGCGGTTCCAGCCCACATCGAGTGCAAAGGCGCGAGGCCAGTGCCGTGGGATCTCGAACGGGTCTACGATCCAGTCATCTTCGCTCACCGGGTAAATGACCCCTGACCCGAGCGCCGGGACGCCCTTGGATCGTGCATCACGCTGGTGCGGCGGGATAGATGCGATCAACTCGGCCTTGTCGTTGTCCGACAGGTGAGGGACGTCGTCCCAGTCGATCTGGATAGCCCACTTGCTCATACGATTGGTGCCAGGTCAGGCAGGAACGATAGCGCCACATCCGTCAGGCCGGACAGCGGCGTGAACGTCGCCAACAGCATACCGCGCGTCGTCATGGTGCGGATCACCGCTTCCACGTAGATGTCCATCGGCGGCTCCTCATCAAGCCATATGCCGTCGCGCTCAGTGCCCTGCCATTTCGCCCGGCCCTGGTCGTAGCTGCGGAACTGCAGGATGCTCTGGCCTCCACTGACGTGAGCGATCGTCGCAACGTCGACCAGGCCGGGAATCCCCTGCGCCTGCGTCGTCTTCAGGATGGTATGCCGCGGGATCATCGCTGTGCCACGATCTTCCTGTGGGCCGAGCAGCTTTTTACACACGATGTCGCGGGTCGTCGTACCAGTGTCTCCGCCGCACAGCCAGTTGGTCGGACGGTCAAAGCGATAACCAGGCCACCAGTCCGGGTAGAGGCCGGTCAGATGCAACGTCACCTCGTAGGCGCCAATTCCCTCGCTCTTGCCGACACGGTTGGCGGCGATGGCAGCGCGCTCGCGATGCACCTTGCCAGCCGCGAAGAACTGCATGTGCTTGGCGTACAGGTCGCGCCGCAACGGGCCTTCCTCAGGGTAGTAGGTGAACAGCCGCCGGCCAGCCTGGCGGTATTCCTTCTCCTCAAGCAGGGCGAGCAGTTCGAGCTTGTCAGCGTGCATTGATCGCCTGCGCCTTGGCTGCAATCCGCTTGTCGAGATCCTCATCCGACAGCTGCCGTAGTGGTTCGTTGCCGCTCGTCAGGTCAAGCTTGTCGCCATACCGGCGCGGCGCGAGCTTCGACAGATACCAGCGCTCAGCATCGAATGCGAGGCGCCCTTTCTGCGGGTCACTAGCCGATTTGGCGGCATCAACAGCATTCTCAGCGCGCCGATCGTACCCTGCCTCGCGCGCGCGCGCGATAGCGGCGGCAAAGTCGGTGTCCTCATTCTGCCAACGCTCAACCGTCCTCCGGTCTGGCATGCGTGGATCATCGCAGATCGTGCGCATACTGTCGCCGCTTTCCAGCTTCTCGATGATCTCCTCGCGGACCTCGGGACCGAACCGGCTGTCCATCACAAATCCCTCCCCATCTTGATCTTGACCGTATCCGCTTCCTCAGGACGCCCGAGCCTGATCCGCTGGCCGCAGCGTGGACCGCGACCGCCGGTGTATTCGCCGAGCGTCAGCAGCCCCTTGGCTTCAGCCGCCCTCACAGCGCGCCGGATCGTGCCGTTGTCGTAGAACCCGAGCGCATCGCGGATCATGCTGTAGCTGGGCGTGTTGCCCGTCTCTGCAACCATGCGCCGGACATAGGCGACCAGCGCGTCGACACGGGGCGATGCCCGGAACATGTAACGGGTTGGCGCCTCTGCCCCCATCTTCACTGTCCTCCGCTGCGGTGGGTGGGGGTGGGAATGTACGTCCGCATCAAAGCGTAAAGCGCCACAGAGAACGTGAACGCAGGCTCCATCCGGACGGGGAAGCCGAGGTGCCGCATCAGCCACAACGTGGCGTACAGCACCGTAGTTGCCCCCATAGCTTTCAGCCACGCCATCACCGATCCCCCGCCTCGAGGGCCCGTCCGCGCTTGATGGCGGCGAGGGCAATCTGAACTGTTTTATCTTCGTCGCATTCCCCTTCCGCGATCCAAGGATTGCCCCCGTAGTGATCCGCCGCGATCCGCCGCGCCTCCACCAGATCCGCATCAACCGGCTCGGGCAGCAGGGCGGCGATGGCGCGGGCCTTGTCGATAAAGCTATCCCAAAACAGGCTGTCTCCCTTGATGCGGTCGGCGGCCTCCTTCACGAATGACAGGGCCATTGCCACCACCTCCGGCCCCACCTCACTCGGGATTGGCGCTGTGGGGTGGCTTAGCGTGGCGTAATGGGGGTGATCTGCGGGAAGGCGGATGGCCGTTATCGCCCCATGATTGGACGTCAGGTAATTACCCCAGTTCAGCTCCGACGAGTCTTGAAGCCAGACGCCGGGGTAGCGCTGATCGCAATTCATCCAACGGAGAGGCCCAATATAATCCCCCAACCACTTCGGCCGCTTGCCATCGACCGCGATCTCCGGTCCCCAGGTGATCCCGCTCACGACGCCGTCTCCGAGGTGGGGGCAACGGATAGATCAAGAGCAAATCGGACACGCTGAACGGCTTGGCTGACTTTGACGGACGCCTTTGCGTCACGCCCCCAAGCCAGCTCCACCGCCTCGGCCATCAGGCGCATAGCATCAGCTACGGCCTTTGCCTGTTCCTCACTCATCACAGCCCGCCCGATAAATTACCAAGGCTCGCCGTGCGGAGAGGACGTCGCCAACTGTAATCGAGCCTGCGCCATTACGGTACAGAACAAGGTCGGAATCTTCTGCCACCTCGTCCCCAATTGGGATTGATGCCAGAACCCGCGCGGCGTCAACCAACTCAGGCCCGACACGCACTAACGATGCTATAATCTCACTCATCTCTCACTCCTCGTGTGTGCCGGAGAAGACCGGCGGCAATACTGATGGGTGGGCGCGTCCTGCGGACCGGGCTGTCGCGGCTGCGCCGTCGAGCCGCTGCGCGTCTCGCCCGTCCCGGCTTCCATCCCTCGCGCGGTCACGGCTTGGCGATCTGCCAATCGGTGATGTCGTAGGCGTAGCCCGTGCCGAACCGCGGATCGTCCAGCGACCAGCGGTAGCCTTTCGGACTGACGCCACGGGCTGTCGTGCCGTTGCGGAAGCGCACGTCGACAAGCTCGAACCGCGGCGGGGTGCCATCGTTGCGCATGTCATGCCGCCACCCGCTGTTCGGCGGTCATGGCGTCAACCGCAGCAATCCGCTCGCCGATCCACCGCATCACCTCTCCACACAAGGCGGTGAATTCCGCATCAGTCATCGCACGCTTGGCGAGGTTAACCTCTTCGCACAGCCATTGAAGGTTGCCGGCCTGATCTCCGCCGCCCCGTGCGCGTGGAAGTTTGTGATCAAGCTGAGCAGACCGATCTAGCCGCCTACCAGTGAGCGCGCAGCGCCCTCGTTGAGCCTTCCAGATCATAGCTAGATCACGAGCGGTGGCGCGATCATCGCTCCGAAGCTTCATCGCCTTTGTCCAGAAGAAGCGCCGCCCAGAATAGGCGCGCATCTTGGCTGTCTGCTTTTCGCGGTTTGCGGCGTGATAGTTGCGACCGTAGGCTCGGGCAGCTTCAGGGTTGGCGGCCCGTTTGCGCGCCATGTGCTCGCGCTTCGCTTTGCGGATGGCTTCGATGTCACGCGGCAATGGTCTTCTCCGCTAAGAGGTCTTCGACCATCTGAATGCGCTGACCAATGAAGGCCATCACGGGAACCGCCATGCTGTTGCCGAGCGCCTTGTAGCGCGGGCCGTCAGCCATCGGCTTTCCACGGTGCGGGACCAGCGTATAGTCGTCGGGGAAGCCCTGGAGGCGTTCGCACTCGCGCGGGGTGAGACGGCGGACGGCGGTAGTAGCAACGTAGCATTGCTGCTTCATTCCGGGTTCGGCACCGAGCGCGCCCACCGTACCGCCGTCACCGCCGAACAGGCGAACCTCATCGCGACTGTTCTGAGCGAAGGCGACAGCAGCAACGTGCGAGGTGCTGACAGTCGGCGCCGGATCGCCCGGGTTGCCGATGCCAGTCCCGGGAGCGCCGCCCGAGCTACCTTCGGCCCGGTTGTTTGTCATGGTAGCGCCACGGGATGCTTGGCGCATGTCTATAGGAATGCAGACCGGCACCAGCGGGGTGCCGCGTCCAGTGCCATCTTCACTGGCGTCGAAGCCTTCACCGCGCAGCGCGTGTGCAACGTCGGCTACACCACCCGCTCGTTTGGCTCGCAGCGAATATGCGATCTCATGATCTACGCCGAGGCCACTGCGTTCAGCAGCGGTTCCCCCAGCGCCCTCTCCGCTTCTGTCGAAGCAGTCTGGGCTAATGCCGAATGCAGTGCGCTCGGCAAATCCTTCCCGCGCTTGGCGGCGCGGCGCAGGATGCCCCGACAGGCTGTGGCGCTCAGAAAGTACCGCTGCGGCACCTCGCCAGTCTCCAAGACATCCGACAACGAACACGCGTCTGCGGCGCTGTGGAACTCCGAAGAACTGAGCGTCCAGAACTCGGTAGGCGAACCCATACCCGAGTTCCCCCAGCCCCCCGAGGATGGCGCCAAATGCCCTTCCTCCGTCAATCGACAGGACGCCGGGGACGTTCTCCCAGACCACCCAGCGGGGCCGTGCGCGATCAGCAAGCCGGAGAAACTCAAGCGAGAGGTTGCCACGATCTCCATCCAGTCCCGCTCGGAGGCCGGCGACGGAGAAGTCCTGACAAGGGGTTCCGCCGACAAGAAGGTCAATTGCTCCATATTCGTCGCCTCGAATGGTGGTGAAGTCGCCATGCAGCGGCGTGTCGGGATAGTGGTGCGCGAGGACAGCGCGCGGCGCGGCCTCAATCTCGCTGTACGCCGCGGCCTCCCAGCCGAGCGGCTTCCACGCGACCGTGCTGGCGCTGATGCCGGCGCAGACGTCGAGATACCTCACGCCCGACGACCAATCGCCGGGATCAGACCCTGTTCGCGAAGCCAATCGTCCGTCGCGACCTCCTCCGACCAAACGACTGACTTGATGTCGTGCTCGTCCTTGACGACTTTCCAGATACCGCGGCGCCGCTCTTTCGAGTTCAACCAGCCGCAGTAATCATGGATTTCGGTCGGGACTTGCTCGCCGTTGACCTCCACGAAGGCGGGGCGGAACTTGGCAACGTTGCCGCGCATCAGCGGGTTAGTGGGCTTGTGCGGATCGGTCATAACTGCCCTCGATCAATTTGAGAAAGCTGCTCGGCTGGAGCAGGAAGTCGAAGTCGGCGCGCCATCCGCCGCGGCTGTCCCCGCGGAGGAACGGGGATCGCTCAATCGCGCCTATCGCCTCGGTCCAGTGCTCGACGGGATGCTCGCGAAGGCGGGCGTTCAGCCGCTTCCGCCGGTCGGCGGTCAGCTTTCGGACGGTCGGTAGCCCGATGCGGGAAGCCATCTCATTCCAGGCCTCGACCACGTGCTCAGGCCGCAAGGCCGGAGAGAGTTCGTTAGAACTCTCTTCTTCCTTCTTAATTTTTTCCCTTACTTGTTCTGTGTCTTGCGTCTGTCTCGCGTCTGTCTCACCGACTGTCTCGCGGGGTGTCTCGCGATTGTCGTTTCCGGCCTGAAATTTCTCGTAATTACAGATAGTTATGACCATCACGCCGGTCTCACTAACTGTCTCGACCATGGTCTCGGATTTGAGACGCTTCAGAAGCCGTTCGACCCATCCTTTATCGCGATCCATCGCCTCGGCGAGATCACGAACGGACATGGCGAGCTGCCCGCGGTTCAGGCTCAGCGCCTTGCCCTTGTACCGCACGCGTACGGGCTTCCACGATGCGCGCAGGACGAGGTAAGCGAAGGCCATAGCCTCCGCATCGTTGCGGAATGCCGGGTGCCCTACGAGGCTACGGTGGAAGCGGGCATAGCCGCTCATTGCCCGATCACCACGACGACTTTGCCGCCCTTCACCGGCTCTCCGAACACGAAGCTCGGCAGGAAACGGCTGTCATTGACGCCAAGGGCATCAGCTATGCCGTCGAAGTATGGCTTCATACGGTTCGGAAAGTTAACCCGATCACCGCGACGGTTCGGCGGATAGAAGGTGACGATCAGCCTGATGTCGCCCGTTGCAGGGATCGCGCACAGACGATCGGCCTTAACGGCGTTCTTCGCCCATTCGCGGTGCTTTGCCGTCACGGCAGCCTTCGTCCGCCAATGCCCCTTGGCATGGCCCGACAGGCTCGACGGTGGGAAGGGCAAGTCGATCACGGCTTAAAAGCCGAACTCAGTCTGCATGCCGAGAGCGACCATATAGGTCTGGAGGATGGCTTCCTCCTCGGCGTATTCCTCCTTCCGCTTCTTGCGGATGGAGAGGATCTTGCGGATCGCCTTGGGGTCGTAGCCGCGGCCCTTGGCCTCGGCCATCACGTCCTTGATGTCGTCGGCAATGCCCTTCTTCTCTTCCTCAAGGCGCTCGGCGCGTTCGATCAGGAGGCGCAGTTCATCGGCAGCTACAACAGCGGTCATGCAGATTTCCTCGGTTTGGAATAGCGGTAGACAGGCAGGCCACCGGTCACGGGCTCGCTGACGCGATGAAACGTGAAGCGAGTTCTGCCGTTATCGACGCGGGCGCAGGCGGGCTGCACAATGGCGGGCGACAGGATCATGCGACCATCGCCCACTGATCTGCTCGCCAGCCGTTAAACTCCGCACGCGCGATCACATCTGCGGCGGTCAGAACCGTCGAGCCGCGGCGCCAGTGCGTGCCATTCTCGTTGTACCGGCCACGCTCATCGCAGCGGACCACCGGTCCAAACCGGCGCAGATAATCAGCAGCTTGACCAGCCGGCGACATATCCCGGATAGCTCGCGTCATCGTGGCAGCCTGGTATGCATTCGGGCGCTGAGGTGGCGGACCGGAGCGCTCGCGGGCCGAACGGACAAAGTCGACGGTAACGCGCTTCTTGCGAGCCGGAACCGCGCGCGGCGCGGGCAAGCGCACCGGCCGGACCAACCCGAGCTCCTTCGACCAGCGAGCAATCGTATTCCAGCCGCGCCGGTAATGACCACACAAGGCGGCGTTGGTCTTTTCCGCCCACTTCTCCGCAAAATCGGAGGGCGGCGGGACGAGATTGAGGCCGCCCAATTCCTGACGCCAGCGGGTGAACGTACCGTCACCGACGCCGGGATACCGAACGTGAAGGAGACGGAGTGACTCGCGATAGTGCTGCGGAAAATCCGCAGGCATCGCCTTTGGGGCATTCCCGCCGCGGTGCGGTTGGCGGACGATCCCTTTGCTCTTCATCCAAATGCAGATCGTCTTCTTGGATGCACGATAGCGGCGCCGCATCTGATCCATCGTCTCGGTAGCGGCGTAGATCTCCAGATCGTCGGGAGCGGGGCGCATCGCGGTCATGCTTTCCACCCCAGCTTGGAGACACCGCCAGCAGCCACGAAGGCGCGCAGGGTGTCGGTGGCGGTGGACCGCTTCGCCCGTTGCTCAGCACCGTGAGCAGCAAGGACGCGAGCGGCGTCGGAAGGGGTGGCGACAGGGGCGCGGCGCGCCCTAATCTCGCGGAGGCGGAAGTTGATCATCACGCCACCTCACGCGGGCGGCGGATGGCGGCGCACTTCTCAAGCCACTGACCGCTGACGCTGTGCAAGTCGCGCATCAGCTTCTCGCCGGCGAGATATTCCTGCGGAACGACGGTGCGGCCGCCAGGGCCGTCGGGATGCTCAGCCTCGGCGATCATCACCAGCACGCGGCTGATGAGGAGCTGCATGTCATCAACGTCGCAGACGGCATTCTCGTCAACGACGCGCTTGCCGTGGCCGCGCATCCAGTCATCAAGGATCGTGTCCTCGACGGTCAGCATGCGGTCGAGGACTTCGACGCTCGGCATCGAGCCGGACAGCTGCTTGTCGAGCGCCTGCACCGACAGGTCGATAGCGTCGGCGAACCGGCCCTTGCCGCCCGCCTTATCGATCCCGCGGGCAATGCCCCGCATCAGTTTGGCGTGTAACCGCGCTTTCGTCAGCGGCGCGCGTGAACCAACGACAGTATGGTCGCTCATGCTGCATTGCACCCATTATGAGTTTGATGATGAGCCCGACCCCGACCGACGATGCGGAAGCGACGCGCGCGCTGCCGGAAGGCGAGGCGCGGGTTGAAGCGAGGGTGAAGGGCGGCGAGTGTGACGAGTGCGTCAATGATGCAGACGCAGACGACGATGAGGATGATGGAGCCGGTCATGCGGCCGTACTTTCGGCGCGCGCCCAAGCTGCATCGGTACAGCCGCAGATCGCCTCGCCGCACGTAGCGCAACGATCGGCGCAGATGGCGGCGATATGCTGAGGCGTCGTATCGAAGACACGGGCCAAAAGGCCAGCGGACGCGGCCTCCCAGCCGTGATGACGCTCCGCAATGACGCGGCGCTCTTTGTCGCTGAGCGGCCTCATGCGGCCACTCCGCTTGCCTGTTCGGCAGGGAAGCGATCGGCAGCTGCCGCACGAGCAAGCTCCTCATACGTAGCCCAACGACGTGACCGGAACCCGAGCCAGAACTCGGCCGGGATGCTGTTGCGACGCCCCCAGGAACGGGTCGTGCTCAGCGGCACACCAAAGACCGCCGCCAGTTTGTCCGGCCCGATCTGCTCCACGATCTGCTTGTGACTACGCATTCCACGTATGTGCATTATGCACAGCCTCTTGGCAAGTGCCTAATGCACATATTGCCGCGCTACGCGGCGGATATGGACACAGCAGCAGACAGGTTGAAACTTGCGCGCGAGCGGGCCGGCTTCTCATCGGCGCGCGAGGCGGCGCTGGCCATGGATCTATCCTACGACACGTATGCCCAGCATGAGAGCGGCATCAGAGGATACCCGGCGAGGAAGGCGGAAATTTACGCTAGACGCTTCCGCGTCTCCGCCGAATGGCTCCTTTTTGGGAAGGGTGATGAGCCGGCTGCGGAGGCTACTCCGTCGCTTGATGAGCTGGAGGCCATGGTGGCCAACATCGTCAATGACGAGGTGACGTTCCAGACGAAGCTCTCGGACTTGCCGCATATCGTCGCGTCAGGGCTTCATGAGCAGCTAAGGCACTTTCGATCTGGCCTCGCATCTCATGTGGGCGAGGGTGGAACGCCCTCTCCTGGTAAAGGCGCTCGATCTCCCTCTGCCAAAACATCAGCCGGGAAGGCAGGATAGCGCACGCCATATCGCAGGAGCTGCAGCCGACTTCGCAGGCGGGCTCCTGAAGCGTTAACGGTATGATTCGCCGGAACATTTAGGGAACATGTTCCTCGCGATCCAACAATGCAACGTAGGAAATAATCCTATGTGATAAATGCACCGCTTCGGCCCGTGCTGGCAGCGGTGATTGCAGATTTTTTTCTAGTCGTGTGCATTTTGCACTTGCACCATCGGTGTGCATAATGCACATAGGTCCTCACAGCGGCACCGAGCCGCAGGAGGATCACATGCCGACCATCAACCTGACCACGCGGTTTTGGACGCAGACCCAGAACAACAGCGGCGGTCGCTTTGACCACGATTCCGTGCGCGGGATCGGTTACGCCATCTGTGTTGAGGCTACCGACGCTAACGATGCTGCACGACGCCTTCAGGCAGTCGTTGACAGCTATCCGGCGACGGGATCGTGCCCGTGCTGTGGCGATCGCTGGTACATCTGGACCGACATGGAGGACGGCACGGAAGAGCCGACCTTGTACGGAGAACCGCTGGCCGGTGGCTGGGGCTTGCCTAGTTACGTCCACCACATCGACGGCCGCATTGAAGCGCGTCCCGAGGTGCAGGCATGAACGCCGTCACCACCATCGCAGCGAACGACCCGGCCACCACGCCGGTTGACGTTATCGCAGACCGCCTGCTCGCTGGCCTTGCGCTGGTCCCGTCGATCACCGACTACCCGACCGCGCTGTACGAGGCCAAGCGCCTCGCCAGCCGTGTCCGCGGCTACGCCAACCTGCCGAACACCGCGCCCGGCATGCTCGGCCGCAACGGCATCCAGCCTGCGATCGAGCGCTGCATCATCTCGGCAGGCCGTCACGGCTTCAACTGGCGCACCCCGGAAGCACTGACCGACGCGGTCTATGCCGCAGCCGGAGGTCGCTAACATGGCAACCGCAATCCGCAGCATCACCCGTGACGTGTCGGCTGTTGTGCTCGACCTCGCCACCACCCGCCAGCGCATCGCTTCGATCAGCGCCGACGTGAACGGCATGGACGATAGCAAGCTCGCCGCTTGGGACCAGCTTGATGACCGCAAGTTCGCGCTTGAGGGCGAACTGAAGGCCGCGATCTTCGCTCAGACCGGCGTGTCGTGGGACCTGCTGGAAGGGGTCATGGCATGACCGTCACTGTCGAACAGTTCGCCAGCGAATGGACGCTGGGCGCATGGAGCATCGGGCAATCGTCCGCGCAGTCGAAGCGGTGGTCCGCCTCGGTCCACGGCTATGGCACCTGCGCACTCGGCAACGGCAACACTGCCCGTGAGGCATTCGACGCCGCGGTTCTCAGCTTCCGCGTCAGCTATCCGGACAAGGAAACGGCAACCGCCAAGCGCAAAGAAGAGCTGCGCCGCGAGTTGGCCGAGCTGGAGAACGCAGCATGACCGCGGCGCTGATGCTGATTGCCCTCGGAATGCTGGCGCTGATCATCTGCCACGGCTGGTGGCGGAACCCTGACGACCTGATCCTGACCGGCCTTCGCAAGGCTGCGGCTGTCGTCTCCACTCTATTCGCGAAGGAAGCGTGATGAACGCCCAGACCGACACCATGCGCATCTGGAACGCAGTGGCGCAGACTGATCCGTCGCATACCAAGAAGGTCAACCAGCGCGGCGGCTTCACTGCCATCAGCGCCCACTACCAGATCATGCAGGCGACCAAGCAGTTCGGCCCCGTTGGGATCGGCTGGGGCTATACAAACGGCGAGCCGATGTTTGCCGATGGGCTGGTCATCGTTCCTGTCACGCTCTGGCATGGCGATCGGAGCAACACCTTTGGCCCGCTCTACGGCAGCGCCGAACTGCGCGACAGCAAGGGGCGCCTGGACAGTGATGCTCCCAAGAAAGCCAGCACCGACGGCCTGACCAAGGGCCTGTCGCAGCTCGGCTTCAATGCTGACGTGTTCCTCGGCAAGTTTGACGACAACAAGTACGTCGCCGCCATGGAAGCGCAGTTCGCCGAGAAGGTGGACACGATCAGCGACGACCAGCGGAACGTCCTGATCACGCTCGCCGAGCAGTCTGGCGCCGATATGCGGGGCTTCTGCAAGTTCTTCCGCATCGACGCCCTGCCGGCGCTCGCTGCCACCGAGTTCGAGCGGGCCAAGGTCATGCTCGAAAAGAAGCTGGCTGCGAAGACGGCGGAGGCCGCCTGATGGAGCAGCGCAGCACCGAGTGGTTCGCCGCCCGCGCCGGGCGCGTCACCGCTAGCCGGATCGCCGACGTGATGGCCAAGACTGCGAAGGGCTGGGGTGCCAGCCGAGCCGTCTATCACGATCAGCTCGTCACCGAGCGCCTGACCGGCATCTGCGAGCCCGGCTATTCGAACGCCGCCATGCAGTGGGGCACCGAGCAGGAGGCGAACGCGCGTGACTGCTACGCTTTCTCTGCCGGCGTCTCGGTGGTTGAAGAAGGTTTCGTGCCGCATCCGACGATCGCGATGGCCGGTGCGTCTCCGGACGGCTTGGTCGGCGACGAGGGCATGGTCGAGATAAAGTGCCCGAACAGCGGCACCCATGTCGCCACGCTCCGCGGCGGCCCGATCGCGGACAAGTACGTCAAGCAGATGCAGTTCCAGATGGCCTGCACCGGCCGGCGCTGGTGCGATTTCGCCAGCTACGATCCGCGGCTGCCCGTCGAGATGCAGCTGATCGTCCACCGCGTCGACCGTGACGACGAGATGATCGCTGAGATCGAGGCTGCCGTCACCGCTTTCCTCGCTGAGGTCGATGCGACCGTCGAGGATCTCAACAACCGTTTCCGAAAGGCCGCATAATGCAGTTCATCACCATCACCGGCAACGTCGGCAAGGAACCCGAGCAGCGGACCACGCAGGGCGGCGATGTTGTCACCTCGTTCTCTGTCGCCGTTCGTCAGGGCTTCAAGCAGGATGCCCCAACTGTGTGGTTCCGCTGCTCCGTCTGGGCCAAGCGTGGCGATACCATCAAGCAGCACCTTGCCAAGGGCGCGAAAGCCACCGTCATCGGCGAGCTGACGATCGGCGAGTATCAAGGCAAGCCGCAGTACGATCTCCGCGTTGCCGATGTCGACTGGAGCAAGGCCGCAGGGGGCGATCAGCGCCGGCAGGAGCCGCAGGGTGGCGGCGGAACACAGGGTGGCGGCTTCGGCGATGATCTTGAGGACGATGTTCCCTTTGTGACGGGGTCGTTCCTCGCGGGTCTGCGGGTTAGCTGATGCTGCCGCGTCGCACCTTTGAGGATCGGTTCTGGTCCAAAGTAACACCGCAAGACAGCGGGTGCTGGCTGTGGACGGCTGCGCGCGACAAAAACGGGTACGGGAGGGTGGGGGTAGGCTCCAAAACTGCCTTCGCCCATCGCATCTCCTGGGAGATAGCCAACGGTGAGATCCGGGGCGGACTTTCAGTCCTTCACTCGTGCGATGTCCCAGCCTGCGTAAATCCAGCCCACCTCTTCCTTGGTTCCCAAGCGGACAACATGCGGGACATGCACGCAAAGCGCAGAGGCGTTATTCCTGCATCTGTTCGGATGTTCGGGGAGCGTAACGGCGCCGCGAAACTTTCGGAATCGACCGTCTTGGAGATCAAAAGCCTCGCTGGGGTAATCTCGCAACGTGCGGTCGCAACTCGATACGGCATCAGCCCTGCGCACGTCTGCCGAATTCAGAGGGGCGAGAGGTGGCAACATGCTGCCTCGTAAAATTCCGAAGGCGACCAAGCGCGCCAGCCGCTGGCGGTCGCAGGCTCACGCCGCGTTCGTTCGCAGCCATGCGTGCAGCGTCTGCGGTTCGATTGCGGGTGTCGAGTTCGCTCACGTCCGCCTCGGGTCTGGCGCCGGCATGTCGCAGAAGCCTGACGACTGGAACGCCGTATCTCTCTGCCGCGACTGCCATGCTCGGCAGCACAAGGTGGGCGAGGCCACGTTCTGGCGGGGCAGGGACGTGGGCGCGCTGATCAGCGAGTTCATCGCCGCCAGCCCGCGCCGGGTTCAGATCCTTCAAGAGAAGCGGGAGCGTGATCATGCAGGATATTGATCGTGCCGTTGACGAAGCCGAGCGGCTGTTCGTCGAGGCCGGGCAGGCTCGGGTACGGGCAGAGGGCATGGACCTTCGCCGCAAGCGGACCCGCGCCGTGCTGTTCGTCAAATACAAGGGGCAGGGTCATGCCGCCGGCGCGAGCGAGCAGATGGCCGAGGCTGACCCGGTCTACGAACTGGCCTGCGCTGACTGGGAAACAGCGGCGATGGAAGCCGAAACCCTTCGTGCCCAGGCCGAGGCCAAGCGCCTGAAATTCGAAGCGTGGCGGACCCGCAAGGCGACCGAGCGCGCGCAGATGAACCTTCGATAGGAGTGATGACCATGAGGGCATTGATCCGTCACGAGACGCGACACGCTCACCTCAACTTGGTGCTGGCAGTCAAGAAGCGGTTGGGCCTGACCCCCGCGAGGGATGAGCGCCGGAACGGCCAAGACGCGCAGCGGCTTGGGGCGTCAGCCCGCCAGCCCGGTCCGTCAGGACGCGGCCAGAGCATGTTCGACTACAGCTATGAGGGAAAGCCATGACCCCCGATCCGAAAGGCCCAGCCATGACCGACCAGAGTGGGGGGCATACGCTGGGGCGCTGGGTTGTGAACCCGTTCACAGCGCGCATTGATGTTCCCGGACGGGATGCGCCGATCTGCGCGCTGTTGTGGCCTACCGATCTCCGGTCTGAGAACGAGACGTTCGCCAACGCCCGCCTGATCGCCGCTAGCCCAACGATGTTCTCGTACATCGAACGCAAGGCCGCCGCCGGAGACCACGAAGCTCGCAACATCATGGAGGAAATCCATGCCACGCGCTGAATTGGCCAGCACTGGCCTTACCGACACTTGGGGGCGCCGTAATAGGCAACTGGCCGACCGAGCATGTCGCGAGTGCGGCAGAAACTTTCGCCCATTGCGCTCGACTTCGTCTTACTGCTCGCGTCCGTGCGCTAGAAAAAAGAACGGCGGACAAAACGTTCAGCTCGAGTGCTGGTGGGTTAATGGTCGCGGTTACATCGAGGGTCGCGTGCTTACGGCGCAAGGACACCGCAACGTAAAGCAGCATCGCTTTGTGATGGAGTGCCATATCGGCCGGTTATTATCCGACGACGAGGACGTGCACCACATAGACGGGTGCAAGACAAACAACGTCATCGGAAATCTGCAACTGCTCACGCATTCCGAACATGCGCGCCTTCATAATCGCGTCAAGGCCGCCCGCGCCGCCATCACCCTCGCCACCGGAGCCGCATCATGACTTTCTCGGAGTTCATGCAGAACTACGGTGGCCCTGCTTCTGTGTTTTTAACTGTCATCCTGGTGCTGATCGGCATTGCAGGTGGTGATGAAACTGACGGGGACTTGCCGCTATGAGCCGCATCATGACGCAGGGTGTGGAGATGCTGCCGGTCGAGCAACCGGCGTGGCGCTGCTACCATTGCGGCGACGTGTTCACCGACGACCGGTGCGCCCGTCTGCATTTCGGTCGCGACGAAGACAGCCTGCCAGCGTGCCAGATCAAAGCCGGCGCAGAGCAGGGCTTGCTTGGTGCGCTTCGGGAGGCCGAATATGCGGCGGCCGACGCTCAACAGGCGATCGCGAACGAATGCACCGACGCGGCGAAGGCGTATTATGCGCAGGCCACTCGCCACGCGCAGGCACTCCGCAACGCCGAAGAGCTTGGCTATGAGCGCGGCCTTGCTGATGCTCGTGCAGAAGCGCTGAACACCCATCCCGCCGCCACTGGATCAGTGCGGGTCGTGCCGGTGAAGCCAACGCCGGAGATGGTCCGTGCCGGCGCTGCATCGCACCGGTTCAACGTCAACCATTCCGCTTGCGAGATTTGGTCCGCCATGCTCGCAGCGGCACCCACCCCCGACGCAGCGGCGAGCGAGGCGGGGGAGGTGGCTGCGCTCGCCGCCGAGTTGCGTCCGCTGATCGACGCGGCTGCGGGGCCGAACGGGTGGGACTGGATGTTTCCCCTGCGGGTCAAGCCGGTTGACGGCAAGCCGACGATTGTCTCGCACAAGGGCGGCAACCTGTTCCGGGGCTATATAGGCACATGGCAGGAAGCTGAGTTGCTGGTGGCGCTCGCAAACGCTGCGCCGCGCATCCTCGCCGCCCTCACCACGCAAGGAGGCGCGGAGGGATGAGCACCTGCAAACACTGTCGCAACGGCCACTTCTACCACAATGGGGGCGGTCATTATTTCGGGCAGGACGTGGAGTGCGTCAACGGCGTGCTGATTGATATCGACGAGTTCAATGAGGGGCACTCGCCGGACATAATCCGTCCGGTCGCCCCCTGCCATCCGATGTGGGAAGCGCAGCTGCGCGATCCTGACGGCGAGACGTGGGACAATGACAGCATTGACCGGCTCGACGCTATGCGCCTGCCCGACGAGCTCGCCACCCTCGCCCAAAAGGACACGCAAAATGGCTGATGAACAGGGGGCGATCCCCGAAGGTATGAAGGCGTGGGCGGGCGGTGAAAGCGCGCCGGCGGATTACGACGTAGGCGGCGACGTGCTGATGCGTGGCGGCGATCGATTCAACGAAGAAGACAACGGCTGCCCCTTTTATTGGACGCATGACGGCGGCCTCGGCGACATCATCGCCTACACCCCCGCCGCTGACAGGCTCACCGATACGGGGGAACCATGGCCTGGGTATACCACGGATCAGGACAGGCGGCGGGTCGTCACGCTGGCCAAGCTCGGGCTGATGCTGTCGGTTATGGCCGGTGGCGACGCTCCCGAGGTTATCGGGTTTGATGCGTCCGATCTGTACGCGGAAGTGCTGATGGCGCTGGCAATCGAGGACGCGGAAGACCCGGATATTGCCTTGGAGATCGCGCGCGATCATCCCGAGGGCAACCTTATCGCCACCCCCAAGCCCCCGGTGAATGCTGGGGCGATGCGGGAGGCTGCGGCAAGGATATGCGACGAGCAGCATAATCGGCTGCACCCTGAACATTCAAACGATGGACGCCGATCAATCTGTAAATCGCTAGCCGCCGCAATCCGCAACCTGCCCGACGCCGGAGAGCCGCTGTGAGCATTATCAGCGATGACATCGCACGTCGAAACCAAAGCCTTGCTGATATCGCTGCGGGGTTGAACGGGCCCGATGGCGATTACTGGCGGAACCGGGCGACCATTCGCCGTGACGCGCTCCTGGAAGATCAGCCGACCTTTGGCCTGATGCCTCATGAGGAGCAGGAATTGGCACGGCTCAACCGGCTATTGGAGAACCCCGCATGACCCATTCACCGGATCATGCCGAGCGGGCTTACCTGATGACGGGACCGTGGGAGCTCGACCCTGACGGCACCTCGCCTGGCATCTACGCCGACGATCCGTCCGGCGGTGACCCCGTGTGCCTCGCTACCATCAAGCGGTTGCATCATCCCGAGAAGCTTGCCGCCGCCCTGCGCGGTCGCGATCGGGTGGTGGAGGCGTTGGAGAAGATCGCGGCATTCAAGGCAAAGCCAATCCGCGGCACCGTTTCCGAGCAATCTGCGACGCTCGGTTGGAACCGAGCTGGAGAATGGGCTGCGCGTGTTGCCGCTTCCGGGCTGGCTGACCGCGCCGCGCTCCACGATGCCGCCCACCTTCAGCAGAACGGGGAAGGGGTGGCGGGATGAGCCTAGCCGACACCGCAAGGAAGTGCCGTAGAGCACTTCGCAACGAAACTGGCGTGCGCCTCGACCTTGAGGAATTGCGTGCGCTCATCGACATTGGTGCCTGGGACCTGATCGTCAGCGCCGAAACCGAGGAATTGAAACAAGCATGGGCCGGGACACCTCGCCTTACATCGTCGGCGACTACTGGCTCGACAAGCGCCGCGACGGCAAATCGCCCGACGTCTGGCAGATCGCCCGCTATGACGCCAAGGCTCGATCGGACGTCTATCGGAGCACTAAGCAGCGCGATCTAGCAGCAGCCAAGGCGGTCATCGACACGTTCTTTGAGGTGCAGCGCGCTAAGGGGCCGCAGACCGCGGAGGACGCTAAGGTCATTCCTCAGTTGCTGCTCTACTACCGGGAGCACGGGCAGGAGGCGCGCAAGCCGGCGCAGATCGCCAGTTCGTTGCGGGTGTGGATCGGGTTTCTGATGCAGGACATCGCGACCGCCGACGTGACATTCGCCCAAGTCGATAAGCCGCTGCTAGAGCGCTTCCGTCGCTGGCGGATGGGCGAGCACAGCTATTCGGTGCCATGGCGCGAGAAGGTCTATAACCATTCCTCCACCGGCGTGTCCGGTGAGACGGTGCAGCGCAACCTAGACGACTTCCGTGCGGCGCTGAACTATGCCGAGGACGCCAACCGGGTGCCGCATGCACCGAAGGTTGCAGGTGTGAAGCAAGAGTATCGCTCACCGCCCCGCGACGTGCATGTGACGCTGAAGCAGCTTGGCGCGATGGTGGCGTTCACCCGGTCGGACATCGGCACGCATCGCTGGATCCAACTTATGATCGCGTCGATGCATCGGCCCGATGCCTGTCTGGCGTTCGACCCTGCCAAGCAGGATCGTGGCGCACTGCTCGACATGCACCCGCCTGAGTGGCCGCGAACGAAGAAGCGCAACCAGGTCATCCCCTGCATCCCGCCGTTCCGACCGGTGCTCAACGAGTGGGCGAAGAAGCCGCATAAGGCAGCCCTTTCGAAGAAGCGCGCTTGGACGACGATGCGCCGGGCGCTCGGGCTTGTCGAAGAGGTGGTGCCAAAGACGATCCGTCACACGATCGCCAAGGAGCTACGCTCGCGCGGCGTACCGGGCGACGAGATCGAGATGATGCTTGGCCATCGCGTCATGAAGCGGGTGAGCGAGGTCTACGCGAAATACGACCCCGCCTATCTCGCAAACGCGCGTGACATGCTGACCACAATTTACCTAGAGGTGCAGGCTCATGCGGCGGCTTGGGATGCGGACCATCTGCGGACCACGCCGGTTCGAGGTAGGCCGATAACGGTTGACAATAGGAGCAGCGAAGCGCAGAGTTCCGAGGCTTAGAGTGATCTAAGGGCGATTAGCTCAGTTGGTAGAGCGTCTCGTTTACACCGAGAATGTCGGCGGTTCGAGCCCGTCATCGCCCACCATCACCGCGCGCTGCCGGACTCGTCGCGGTATTTGATCTCCAGAAAGCGCCCGCGGGTCGACAGGCTGTCGAGGTCGTTCTGCGCCAGCCGGGCGGTCATGTCGGCGATCTCCTGCTCGATCAGCCGCAGCCCGGCGACCAGCTCCGCGTCGGGGGTGCGGCCGTTGCGCTCGACCTGACGCAGCGGCTCGGGAACGCGGGCATAATCGGTGACGAAGGCGGGCAGTTGCTCGCCGATCAGCCGGCGCACCTCGAACGCCTCCTCCTCGCGCCCGTCGAGCCGGCCGAGCTGCGGCGACAGCGTGTCGAGCCGCACGCCGATCTGGTCGATCAGCCCGCGGGCCGGCGCCGGCAGGGCAGGGCGCTGCGCCTCCAGCCAGCGTTCGGTCTTGGCGGGCAGCGCCTTGATATCGACCTCGCGCAACACCTTCTCGCTCGGCGCGCGGGCGATCGGGGCGAGCGCGATACCGATCGTCACCGCCGCCATCAGCAACAGCACCGCGAGCGCGCCGAACAGGCCGAGCGGCATCATCATGCCGAGTACCGCAGCGGCGATCAGGATCAGCGCGTCGACCGCGCAGATGATCGCCAGCCGCGTGCCGACGCTCGTCGCCTTGCGCTTCAGCCGCTTGCCGTGCGCGCGATAGGTCGCGCCGACCTGGCCGCGATAGTCCTCGCTGATCCGCGCCATCGCGGCGCGGGCGCGTTCGATCTGCTGGTCGACCTCGGTCAT